TAATCCATCACCTGTAATCTCGGGTGCTTTTGTTGGTTACCCAACAACAAGCAAAGAACTTGGCATGCACTGGGCAGTGTGGCGGCACGCAGGTTCCGTGCGTTGTGACCAATTGACGGATCCAGTCACAAGTCAAAAATTGTTCATTGAGTCTGTAACAGAAGACGCCAATTACTGGTACGTAAAACTAGCTGGTAATTGGAGTTCATCCAATACGCTACCTTCTCCCTTTTATATCCCAGTTTCAGGGGAGCCAAATGGGTTAAAGCCTGCAAATACTGAGATATTTGAAGACCGAATCATTAGTGTTGGTGGAGAGATTATTAACAAAGACACAATCAACCCTAACACTCAAACAAGATATGGTTATGTCCAGGCTGTTGTTATTGCAATTAACGAAGAAACGGGAGTACTGACCTTTAATAAAGCAGGTTCCGTGCAGGTAACGCCTGATGGCGTATTTGTCACACCTTCTCCAATAGGGTTTACACCCGGTCGATATCTTATAACAGGATCTAGATACAGCTGTACATGTCAGGATTTTACGCGTAGAGATTATTCGTTTTTGTCTGCAGCAGGTGAAAGCAATAAGAAGCAATTCCCTCGAACTGGTTTATCAAACATTAAACCAGGACGTTTTGAATTAACAAAACGAGATGGAATTTTAGACAACAACGCAATGACCACTGCCGAAGAAAATAGAGTACTAGAGGTCATTGCGCCAGAGGGATTTGAATTAGACTATGAAGTCACAAGCGATGCAGTGGGACGTTTTAAAGCGGCAAGAGATAATCCAGGTGTCTATAGAGAGTTTGGTGCTACTTACACAAGGCGTACTGACAATATTGCAATTGCGGGTTCAAGAGCAGAGGGCATCCCTGGATACAATGACTATGCATCTATTACGCAGCTTACCGATAAGGATGCTATTAAGCAAATTACCATTACGGCTGTAAATGATTCGTGGACTCCTCTTTTAGATGAGCTTCGCTATTGTAAGCATATTTATGCCCTTAAATTTAGAGATCAAGTTTTTCCGCCAGAGCCTTCTGATTTCCCGGTAGGTATTGAAAGCATGGTTGCATGGGAGCAAGCGCTTGTCGATAAAGCAGAACGAGAACAACAAAGCTTGCGTGAATTTAACCAGACAAAAAATGCGTTATCAAAAATGGATGTTCCTCCTTACAATTGTCAATCACCAATGATTTTCCCAATGCTGCAACGATTATTTAACTTCGCAACAGACCGCATTGAAATTCAGCACTTTACGATGTTTGATAAAAACGGTACAGCATATACTCCTTAGTTTTGATGTATACTTTAATTAAGTCTCACGAGACTCATTAAGGTTTCCTTTACCCCTTGCGAGCTAGCCCCACCGTTTTGTATGGTGCGGTTACTTAGCTCATACGATCCATGACTCACCGACCGCCACTGGATCAGCGGATAGTGGATGAGTATTTCCGCCTTGCATCCAGCAGAAAAACCAAAGACATTGCCTGGCTTTATGGTATGGTCGCCACTTATGGCCTAAAGCCAGAAGAGCTGTGTGACCTTGATTGGGGACCAAATCTATCCATTTCTGTCCCTGGTAAAAAGCGACTCGTACGCCCACTTCATCCACAGTGGGCTTTGTTGTTTAGCTTAAAAGAAAAACAGCCCCGCAATATGCAGGACTGCTGGTCTCTCCTCTCATCTTCCCTTTACGAAGCTATGGCGTTCCGTGATGTGGAACTCAACATCACAGATTTAATCCTTGGCCATAAGCTCCGCAAAAATCACTATCGTGATCTCAAGCGGCAACAGGCATCATCCCTTGCTTTTGCAGGTGTTTCCTGACAGCTGTTACGTTCCAGCGGTAGCTGTCGCGTGACATACAACCAGGGAATGCCGCAAAGTGCGGACCGAGCTTCAGGGTACCGTTATCACGGTATTTAAAGAGAGTCTTGCGGTCAATACCCAAGAGCTCTTCCGCCTGCTGGGCGGAGACCCAACCTTGTTGATTAGCCATTGGAGTGGCAGTGGTTACTCACATACCTTACGCTTAGTCAAGGGGGTGTCAATAGGCTTAATAAAAGTTTTATCTCTTTGTTTTGCTTGGGAAATTGTGTGGGGAAATTAGAATAAATTAACGGCAACTGAAGAGCATGTTTTGCAACGAGCACGAGCCCCTCGCCCTGCTAGTTGAATTAACACCAAAACTTGCTAAGAAACGATTTAGACAGAGTATATACGAAGCATGGAATCATAAGTGCGGTTACTGCGGAGAAGAAGCAACAAGCCTGGACCACATCATTCCACGCTTCAAGTCTGGCTCTTCCAACCGACATAACCTTGTCCCTTGCTGTCGGCGTTGTAATGCCCACAAGGGATCAGAAGAAATGAAAAGTTGGTTTGAAAAACAAACTTTCTTTTCCAAAGAGAATCTTGGTAAGATTGAAGCCTGGGTCAGACAAGAATCAGTTTTTATTTTTGGTGATTGCTAATGGGTGTCTACGAAGATTATGTTTACACATACCCAGACCTTGAAGCCGCGTATGATGCTACCGGCGTAAAGGATTTTAAAGCGTATGTCAATAACAATGCAGATCTTTTTCAGGCATATAACAATACAGGAATAAGAAATTTTAATAAATACGTCAACTCTTATGCAGATCTTTTAGATGCATTTAGAAAATCAGGATCAAAAGATAAAGAAGCATGGGGTAAAAATCACTGGCAAAAGTATGGCCAAAGAGAGGGTCGTACTGTACCAAGGGATGCGCCTACCAAATCAATAGAAAGTTGGGGGCAAGAGCATTGGCAGAATTACGGAAGAAAAGAAGGACGTGAATTACCACGTTCTTATTCTCAATCTGCCGAACAATGGGGACAAAAACACTGGGAAAGCAGCGGGTATAAAGAAGATCGCATACTCCCCGGCGCAAAAATCAGCATTAATAATGAAGGTAAAGCATATATTGCAAACCCTAGAAGCATAGGAGAAGCTGCAAAAAGAAAATACAACGATTTAGTTAACGCATTTAATACTGCCAGCGATGGTACTTACAAAAATTTAATGCAGAGCCTAAAAGGCAGGCTTGGTGATATTGGTTTTAACGACTTAATTAACAACAACGGAGATCAAGCATTATCTGCTGTTTACCAAAAACGAATCACCCCCTGGGATGCGTCGAAAGGTGCACAACCTCCTACCGGAGGATTTGATTCTGACTATTACTATTCATCCACTCCTGGAGGATCAGTAGCTGAATCTCAGTGGAAAGCAGCCCAAAAAGCAGTCGATACAGGTTACAGAGATAAGGATGGAAATCCATATCTTCTTCCTGACCTTGATATTACGGGTCGTTATTCATTCGATAGTTATCTTCACTGGCACTACACCACACAAGGTAAAGCCGCAGGCTATCGAGGAAATGAAGCGTTGCTTGCTAAATTACCTGAGTACTACGAAGAGGCAATGACCGATGCTGAGTATCAACAGTATCGCGATAAAGTTCTTGGAATAGAAGGAGATACTATCTTAAGTAAAACTGTAGGTACTGAACTTGCGGGGAAAGAAAAAAAAGTACAGCAACAGTTTGGATCTTTGACAAATGACTCACTAAAGAAAGCAGCTGATGAACTTGTCAAAGCTAAGGCAAGAGAAAGAGATCTTGAGTTTTACAAAGGATTAGAGGGTTTTGACGAAGTTTTAACTATTAACGAGACCATTACCAATTCTTTGCTTGGGGATAGTGGCATTGGTGGCATTCTTGGTTTTGTTACAAATCCAGAGAAAGCAAAAGAAAGCCTGGAAGAAAGCTTATCAAAGGCAACAGGTATTCCGACTTTTAATGGTGTTACATACAACTGGCAAAAGTGGTTTGACGAACAGCTAGTTGGTAATTACGAAAAAGGAATTACAGTAACCGATCCGACTGACCCAACAAAAACATATACATTAACAGGAGACTTTGCGAAACGATATGTTGATGAATACCTAAAACCTCGTTTTGACAGCTCAAAATCGATGAGCGAGTTTATCAGTACGATTGAACTTCAACAGCAAGATAAAAATATTTTTGACGTTCAAAGTGCGTTGGTCAAGTTAAAAGAAGTAGCGGGTCTTAGGGCAGAAGCTTATTTGGATGGCGTCTACAACACGTCTCCACTTAATTTCAATTCTGATTTTTACATGAACCCAACTGGTAATTTCACGGCAGATGACCCAAAGGTTGCTAAATATCAAGACCAGTCAAGTCAAGTAAACAGTGATTGGGAGACAGCTAGACGCAATGGAGATTCCAAAGCCCCAGGTACAGATTGGAGCTGGAACCAATGGGCATATCACTATGGTTTGGATTTAAACGATAAAAATCAATTTGCTAAGTTACATTATCAAGTTGTTGGCGCTGCCAAAGGATACGATCCAGCACGTGATGTCATTACACTCAAAGACGCGACTGATTACATCAATACAAAAATTCTTCCAGAAATTGCAGCAAAAGACATTGATCTTGCAGATGTCAAATTTTTACAATTTGTCACACCAGAGGAATTTGCTGACAGCGTAATTGAAGGCGTCAGCCCAGAAGCAAATAAAGAAGAATGGGATAAGATGCTTGGAACCCTTGGTATTGCAGGCAAGGGAATGGGTGTGGACGAAGTCAAGCAATATATCGCTGATCAATTTAGGACCAATAATGCAGTTAACGTAAGAGAAGCAATTAAATACCTAAACGAAAAAGGTGTTACACCAACACAAAAGAAGGTAGGCGTTGATTACATCCAGAGAGCAGAAGATGCAAAATCCACAACTTCACCCTATGCAACAAGCCTTTACAAGGTCTTTAAGAACGCTGGTTATCAAGGTAGCGAAGATGATTTTTACGGGAAGTTTATGACTGATGTCAGTAAGAAAGAAATGCAGCTCATGGAGCAGGGTGCTTCCGAGAAAGGTCTGCAGCTTGGTGGTGCATACGCAGGACTTACCAGTAGTAACCCCTTCACAGCCCTTGGTTCCGTAAGCAGTCTCTTTGGTTCCAGTGAAACAGGAACGGAGAAAGAGAAAGCAACGTCAAGTTATTTTAAACTATTAGATGACGAAGAAAAAGAAGATTACAAATCCAAGTCCGGTGAACGGATTCTTGGTGAGTTCACTTCCTTCTTTAAAGGGTTTACTTGATGTCTGATAAACACCGTAAGGCTGCAGGTGCAGCCAAGATTGCGAAAGATAAGATGGCTTGCAATAAGCCACAGAAGACCCCTGGGCATCCAACCAAGAGTCATGTGGTCAAGGCCTGTGAAGGAGGAGAAGAGAAGATCATCCGCTTCGGGCAGCAAGGTGTGGAAGGCGCTGGCAAGAACCCAAAGACAGAAAAAGATAAGGCCCGTAAGCGTTCGTACTACGCCCGTCATAACGCTCAGGATTCCAACCCTGACAAGATGTCAGCACGGTACTGGAGCCATAAGGTGAAGTGGTGATGCAACTAGCAGGTAAACACATGCAGACAATAGACGGTCTTCCTTTAGACCAATCTTTATTGCCTGCATTTTTCATGGAGCCAGGCTATACCCCTGAACATTTTCCTGACCAACAAAAAATGCAGCAATTGGCTTTAAAAACAAACGATCCTCGATTGCAGCGTGCTCTTTTAGATTTTCAATATCCATTTAAAACTGAAGATTTAATGCAATCGAGCTACTCTGACGATATCAAAAAAGTTGTTTTACAGGCAGTATCCCGCTAAGCTGCATGAGCTGATTCCTTACCAGCATGGCAAAACCCAAATCAACCACAGTCCGACTTGAGTCCAAGCCCAAAAAAACACGTCAAGGTAACGGGCGTAATTCTTTACCTAGTCATGGCCGTAAACTCAGTCGCGGTCAAGGTAAGTAATTTGTGTATGATTGGAGGTAATAATAGTTACCTCCATGTCGGATCTTTCGCGTGCGATTAATCTAATTCGTAAACACGAAGGGTTTAACGAAAAGGCGTACCCAGATCCGGCTACAGAAGAAGAGCCCTATACCATCGGGTTTGGAACTCAGTTCTATCCCGATGGTTCTCCTGTTAAACGTGGACAGTGCTGCAGTAAAGAAAAAGCACTGGAGTATTTATTCCACGAAACTTCTGTCATCGACACCCAGCTGATCAAGCTGAACCTGGGACTTGATGACAGCATGCGTCAAGCCCTTATTTCCTTCATCCACTCCATCGGGTGGGAGCCCTTCCTTTACAGCAATGTGATCGATTGCATTGAACGGGAAGACTTCTGTGAAACCACCAAGGAAATGGGGCAGTGGATCTTTGATCAAAATCATTCCGTCGTCGGCACTCTAGTTGATCGCCGCCGGGAAGAGATCAGCTTGTTTCTTGCTGAAATTGAGGCCAATCCCTGGTCCTCCACAGAGATCTTGCTTGCTGCCTTTCGTAACTACACCGCTGCTCCTCACCAGGTAAGGGCAATCAGATCTCTGGAAGAACACATCAATCCTTACGTCCTGTCTAAATTTGCCAACGATTTCGACATCGACGAAGACCCGTGGTGCACCTTTGCGTCAGAAGAGCTCGATTTTCTGTTTAACAGCTAGCATTAGAATAATTGCTAGGAATTAATGCAGAGTGGCATGGAGCGTTCGGTAGAACCACGGGAGTTTGAACTACCCTTGGAGCTACAGTTTGCAATGCGCAAAGCTGAGCTTCAGGCCCAAGAGATGACATGGGAAGAACTGTATTCCGCCCTGTTAAATCTCTACCACCAACGTCTGATGGAATGGCATGCCATCAAAGACATCATGGCTGGTGAAAACATTGATATTGATGTGGACTGGCCCACGGATCTAGAGCTAGCAGAACTCGCCGCCGCTTGTGTGTACAGCGACGACGAGGACGAGGAAGACGACGATCTTCAGCCGTTCTGAACTTCGTCAAACTGCACTAAACGGTCCAGGTACCACTGGGCCTTTTTTAATGAGGTGATACCGCCCTTGTTGCGTTCACGCCAAATGTATTTGGCAATGTTGCCCTTGAGATAACCGCGATACTCCTCTGGAGTCAGCTCTGCCTCAATTGCTTCAATGCACTCGATGGTGCCGTCAGTGTAATGAGACGGATGATTAACTTCATCCCCTTTGATTACAGGAGGACCGTCAAACGTGAAGATTGAATCAGGAATTGGGGTAGTAGCCCAGGGCACAGGACAGACGCCACCTGGGCAATCACTAACCTCACTCACCGGGTCAAACCAAGTCTTTTCGCTGACAGCATCTTCTCTTTCTCGTCCGGCTCTTCCAGTTCCAAAACTAAGGAGCGAGGCTTCGGTGATGCTCCCATTGCTAAACCCTCCTCCATTGAGGGAATCAAGCCCGTCAGTCCGGGACGCTTCATCCCCTCGATGTTTAATGGATTCCTCTCCAGCCCTTGTTCGCATGCAACTAAACCCCTGTTGTACATGTCATATAAGGGTACATCATTTTCTTCGTTTGCGAGAGGTTGACCGAAGTCTTCTTCGTCAAGACACCGACACATAACCTCATCTTGAACAAACGCATCAAGGAAAGAAGCTGCGTGGTTCATTGTATTTAATCGTTGATTCAGTCCTTTTACAATGATACTATGGCAAGATTCTATAATCCACGGGAAGGTCAGGAGCGTCGTCCGGTTGACTTCGGATACGACCCACGACCTGATGCTGGTACTTCTGGGGCTGAGGTTTCCGACCTTAATCCAGAACAGGCGTATGACACTGACTTGCGTCGTTTACCAGAAGAAGAACGCTTCCAAGCTGAGTCACTGAATGACCAGCAGGGACGTGTTGCTAAATTCATGCGAGCAGCAAAGTCCGCTGGTGCCTACAAGCTTCGTTCTGGTATCGACGAACCAATGATTCGTGGTAGGACGCCCAGGGTGCCTGCTTCGATTCAAGGGGTGTCACTTCCTACGACAGGTGACTCGGGTGGACGCAGCGGATCGATTGGATACGCTAATAAGCCCAAGCCAAGGTCTGGTCGGGCTTACAACTATCTCGATGCTTTTTCCTGATCAGACTTGAGAAAAGACGACGCGATCTGGTTGATCTTGATACTTACCTTTGCGGTCTTGGTAAGTTACATGACAGGGATTCCCACGGTAGAAAAGCAGTTGTGTAATGCCTTCATTAGCGTAAATCCTGTTGAAGAGACCAGTGCAGTTACTGATCTCCAGTGTTAGGTAACCTTCCCAACCACTTTCTGCCGGTGTGATATTCACCAGGATGCCAGAGCGTGCATAGGTGGACTTACCGACAGCAACCACAGTTACGTCACGAGGAAGCTTGAGTCGCTCCTGGGCCACACCAAGACAATAACCGTAGGGAGGCAATAGGAAGTATTGACCTCGTTCGTCTTCCAGAAGTTCGGAAGGTTTCAGAATTTCAGAATCAAAATTCTTTGGATCACAATCACCCTCTGAAATACGGCCAAAAATCAGGCATTGTTCAGGGGAAAGACGAATGTCATATCCATAAGAGCTCAAGCCGTAACTGAGAAGCTTGCGTTCTCCTTCCCGGTTGACCAAATGGTCAACAAAAGGAGCGATCATTTCTTCTTCTTCCGCAAGTTTCTTGATTTCCCAATCGGCCAGAACGCTCATGGTCACTGTCATTCGAGTTTTAGTATACAGAAATTATGAGAGAATATGTCCGCGTTCTGAATAAATGTCAATGAAACGTTCGACTGCCACATCTGACGAATCCGTGGGCGGAAGATAGACAATCATAGAAGTGCACGTCCTGTGTTGCTTAAGTCCTTGACTGTTATGACGTAGCAACCTAGGAGCTGTACGAAGAATGCACAAAGGAAAACTAAAGATCTTCGGCTCGTACCGGATCATGTCCGGACAGTTGGTAAAATAAACGGCTTGCTTAATTTCTTTTGCCAGCCAAGACCGATATAGCTTGCGGAACCAAACGGCGTGAGAAGACGTAAGGGATGGAGAGGATGCACGTGTCATCTTCCATCGTTCGTTCTTAATGTCCCAAAAGTATGCACCCGCTGGTGGAAACAAATAAACATTCCCGTACCACTGCTGTGCATTTAGTCCATCATCTGATGGCGTGAAGTAGGCAGGAGCTTGGACGTATTCATTAGCAACCTTGCTGCTAGCAACATCTAATTCAATGCCACCCATTACTTCATTTGCAGCAACGATCAGATCTGAGTTGGTGATTAACTCAGCGTCTTCCGACCGTGACTTAACACCACGGACCCCAGCTTCTTTCATTTTTCTGACGCTTTGTTATAGTCAATTTCGCAATAGCGAATGCCATCTTTATCATTGATGACATAACCAGCTTTTTCTGTCGGATCAATCTTCTGTGCAGCTCCAAGGATGCGACGGAATGTTTCAGCCATATCACCATCGTTACTACGCTCACATTCCTCCTGGGCGGAATGAATCTCCTTAAGTGTCCAGAAGAACATGGAACGTTTCTTGTTTTCTGGTTGAAAGACCATCACACCAGGCCCTTCCAGTTCCCACATCTTGCAATACTGTTCCCCCATATCACCAAGGATTAACTTGATGGTGGCATCCAGCATCCTGGCCTTAGTTTGATCCAGCTCCGGTCCGATGACAGAAGCAATTAACTTTTCACGCCTGCTTACCATTTTCAATTAGTCCTTGACGATTTAAGGATTCTAGAAGCTTTTCGGTCGGTTGATACAAGACAACAAGCTTACCAAGGACACCACGTTTTTTAACCAGCTTGCCATTGTCGTCACGAACCTTGTCAAATTCACCGGAGCGAATCAAGTATTCAGCAACGCAACGGAGTCTCCTCTTAAGGGGAAGCTCGGCC